TCCAAAGTACGAAGCGGCTTACATTGCTAAATCATACTTACAACAATCTAACCAATTATTCGTAACAAGAGTTTTAGGATTATCCGGTTATGATGCGGGGCCATCTTGGTCTATAACAACAAAAGCGAATGTTAACCCGACAACGGTTGATTTCTTTTGTGAAAGTGCAACAACAGTTAACTGTGTTTCTGAATGTGTTGACTTTAAAACAATAAATTACTCGATTGAATTCTCGGCATGTACTAACAGTATTGATAGTGTAGTATTTACAAACACGTCTAATTTAGCAACGGAAATATCTTCAATTTTGTATGAACCTTACGAACAATTTGATGGTACTATGAGTACATTGTACACTGATTTCTCTAGACAAATTTTTGACGTAGTTTCAACACCGGCAAAAGAGGACACTTCAATTTATTACTATGGAGCAATACCAACAAGTGTTTATTCTGGGTTAAGTGAAGTGTATACAGGTGAAACAAATGTTTATGAAGTTGATAATGTAAGTGCTAATTTATGTAATTATTCGGCACCACAAAATGACCCTTGGTATTACTCATTATTTGATAATGTTGGTAATGCGTCTTACACAGGATTTTCATTTTGGTCTGTTGTAACAGGATTAACATTAACACCAATTATTACAACTACAACATCAACATCAACAACTACTACTACGACTGACCCATGTACAACTACAACATCAACATCGACTACTTCAACAACTACGGCTAAACCGGTTCATTGTTATACAGGTACATTGATAGGGGTTATTTATGTTTATTCGGGAACAGCATATACAGATTATGATGATTTAGTAATTGCTACGTTACGTTCAAGAGGTCTTTCAACATATGGTTTAGATGATGGTCCGGTTTATGAAGTATCAGGATTAAATGATGTTAGTTTAGATTGTACTGGAACATATTCAGGTGTAACTAAAAACCCATTTTCAACTTTTGGTGTTAACATCACAAGTAAAGATGGTGACCAATATTTCTTTGAAACATCCTTCTCAAACTCTGACCCTAAATATATAAGTAAAGTATTTGGTTCAACTAACTTCTCTAAACCGAGAACAGTTGTTCCGTTATTTGTTGAAGAAAGATTCCAAGCATTATTAACTAATGCGTGGAGAATGGGTTATATTAGAGGTTTAAATTGTTAATTAACCGCTTTACCTGATGCACGTCAAGCGATTGACCCAACATCAATAGCGTTTTATTTAGAAAAATATCAATCTCCGGTATCACCTTGGGTTGTTTCTGAATTAAGAGGTAACAAAGTTTATAACTTATTTAAATTTACAACTATTGCTGATGGTGATTCTGCTAACGTTGATATTAAAATATCGTTAGCTAATATGTCATTTAACAACGGTACTTTTGATGTATTAATTAGAGATTTCTTTGATACTGATTCAGCACCGGTGGTTCTTGAAAAATACACTAACTGTACAATGAACCCCCAAGATAATTCATTCGTAGGTAAGAAAATTGGTAGTTTAGATGGTGAATATCCATTATTATCAAGTTATGTAATGGTTGAAATGAATGAGGACGCACCTATAGATGCACTTCCTTGTGGATTCTTGGGATATGATTATAGAGAATATGCTGGTGTAAGACCACCATTCCCATTAATAAAATCTAAATACTATTATCCTGGTGAGGTAGTTTATAATCCACCATTTGGTTTAGCATCAGGTGCGGACGACACAACTACAAGTGCGGGTGATAATGTAAGAAGAACTTACTTGGGTATCTCAGATACTGAAGGTATTGACGTTGACTTCTTCCAATATAAAGGTACTCAACTTCCTTTAGATATATGTATCGATACTGAAGGTAATCCTTGGAACTTTAGAACAAGAGGTTTCCACATGGATAAAAACGCAAGTGGTATTACAATACCAAATGTGTTTGTAACAAGTGGTACACCGGCGTTCTTCTGTGGTGACGCACCATTTACATCAGACCCTGATGACCCAGAAAATCCTTACTATAGAATTTTTGCTCGTAAATTTACTTTACTTGTTAAGGGAGGTTTTGATGGATGGGATATCTACAGAGAATTTAGAACAAATACTGATAGATTTGTATTAGGTAGAGCGGGTTATTTAAAAGGAGCTTGTCCAACACCAAGATACCCTTCAGCGACAGGTTGGGGAGCATTCAAACAAATTAGTGTGGCCGGTAATACTCAAGATTTTGCTAACACCGATTATTACGCTTATTTATTGGGTCAAGAAACATTTGCAAATCCTGAAGCAGTAAACATTAACGTGTTTGTTACACCGGGTATTGATTATGTTAATAACTCTAATTTAGTTGAAAATGCAATCGATATGATTGAATATAGTAGAGCGGATTCATTGTATGTTTGTACAACACCTGACTACAATATGTATGTTCCTTCAACAGGTAATCAATTTGACTTTATTTACCCACAAGAGGCCGTAGATAATTTAGCAAATTCAGGTATTGACTCTAACTACACAGCTACTTACTACCCTTGGGTATTAATGAGAGATACTGTTAACAATACACAAATTTACTTACCAGCAACTGCTGAGGTAACGAGAAACTTAGCGTTAACAGACAACATCGCTTATCCTTGGTTCGCAGCTGCGGGTTACACGAGAGGTATTGTAAATGCGGTTAAAGCGAGAGTTAAATTGACTCAAGAGAATAGAGATACTCTATATCAAGGTCGTTTAAATCCAATCGCAACGTTCTCAGATGTTGGAACAGTAATTTGGGGTAACAAAACTCTTCAAATTAGACAATCGGCTCTTGATAGAATCAACGTAAGAAGATTATTACTTCAAGCACGTAAATTAATATCGGCAGTTTCTGTTAGATTATTATTTGAACAAAACGATGCTAAAGTAAGACAAGATTTCTTAGATTCAGTTAACCCAATATTAGATTCGATTAGAAGAGATAGAGGTCTTTACGATTTCCGTGTAACAGTTTCGTCTGACGCAGCTGATTTAGACAGAAATCAAATGACAGGTAAGATTTACATCAAACCAACCAAATCGTTAGAATTTATAGACATCACGTTCTATATCACTCCAACAGGAGCATCTTTCGAGAATATATAATAAATAAAATTATGACCCATTGTAATAGTGGGTCATAATTAAGCCAAATAACAATTATGTTTAATAAAAAAATTTTAAAAGAAGGTATTGATGAAGCAGGGGCTCCTGATGAAAAATACTACGCATTTGATTGGGATGATAACATTGTTACAATGCCAACTAAAATTATTTTAAAAGATGATGAAGGTCGTGAAGTAGGTATGTCTACTGAAGATTTTGCGGATTATAGAACTGAGATTGGTAAAGAACCATTTGAGTATAATGACCACACTATCGTTGGTTTTGCGGATGAACCTTTCAGATACTTTGGTGTTAAAGGTAACAAACAATTCATTGTTGACGCTATGTTAGCCAAACCAGGACCGGCTTGGGTTGATTTTGTTGAGGCAATCAATAATGGGTCTATTTTTTCTATTGTGACTGCAAGAGGACACAATCCGAATGTACTTAAAGAAGGTGTTTATAATTATATTGTCTCAAATACAAATGGTATAAACTCTGATGAATTAATTAAGAATTTAGAGAAATATAGAGATTTAGCTGACAAAGAAGAAATTTCTAAATCAGAAATGATAAGAGAATATTTAGATATGTGTCGTTTTTATCCGGTGACATTTGGGGAGGGTTCAGCAACAAATCCGGAAGAAGGAAAAATTAAAGCGTTAAAAGAATTTGTTAAATATGTTAAAGATATTTCAAATAGAATTCAGAAAAAAGCTTTCTTAAAAAATAAAATTAATAATTATTTTGTACCTAAAATAGGATTTTCAGATGATGACTTAAAAAATGTGGAAGTAGTTAAAAAACATTTTGAGCAAGACCCAGAAAATATTATTAAAACTTATTCAACAGCAGGAGGAATAAAAAAAGAATATTAAATAGTTATTAATAAATAAGAATTAAATAAAAAAAACTAGTAAATAAAAAAACTAGTATTAAATAAACTAGACTGGAAGAGAATGATAATAAATTAAATTCTAAAAGTCAACTAAAATATTTTTTAAATAGTGATATTTATTAAATAAAGATAAAATAAATAAAATTAAAAACAAATTGAAATGGCTGATTTATTAATGAAAATGCCCATACCTTACGAACCTAAAAGACAAAATAGGTTTATATTACGTTTTCCTTCAACATTAGGGATTAATGAATGGTTCGTAGAATCGGCAGCAAGACCAAAAATAACAATTAATCCTGTTGCGATTCCATTTTTAAACACTGAAACATATGTTGCCGGTCGTTTTACTTGGGGTACAATAAATGTTAAATTCCGTGACCCAATTGGACCTTCAGCGTCTCAGGCACTTATGGAGTGGGTACGTTTATGTGCAGAATCAGTTACCGGACGTATGGGGTATGCTGCGGGTTATAAAAAGAATGTTGACCTTGAGATGTTAGACCCAACGGGTGTAGTTGTTGAGAAATGGATATTAGAAGGAACTTTCTTATCAGATGTTAACTTTGATTCATTGGGGTATAGTACAGATGCTTTAGCAACAATATCAGCGGTATTACGTATGGATAGATGTATATTAGTTTACTAAAAAAAATACTTTATATTTAAAATTAAGAATCCACATATCAAAAATATGTGGATTTTTTATTAACTATTGATAAAAAAACATATCCGATTATATTTTATAATAAAAACAAATTTATATGGACGAAAGTTTAATTAATGCAGCAACAGAAAATTTCACATTACCACATGATGTGGTATCATTACCGAGTGGTGGAATTTTTTATAAATCCAAAAAAAAATCGGTTAAAGTAGGTTATTTAACAGCATCTGATGAAAATTTTTTAATTGGTGCGAGGTCAACTAATGAAAATATTGTATTAACTTTATTAAGAAATAAATTGTATGAACATGATTTACGTCCTGAAGAATTATTGGATGGGGATGTTGAAGCAATTTTAATATTTTTGAGAAATACTTCTTTTGGGCCGGAATATATAATTAATTTGGTTGACCCACAAACTAATAAAACATTTACACATACTGTTATATTAGATGAATTAAATATTAAAAAAACTCAACATCAACCAGATGAAAATGGGTTTTTTACAACAATGTTACCTAAAACAGGGACTACAGTTAAAATAAGACCTACAACTTTTTATGATACGATTGAGTTAGATAAAATGGTTGAACAATATCCTGCGGGAAGACAAGCTCCAAGAGTGACGTGGAAATTACAAAAACAAATTGTCGAGATTGATGGTGATAGTGATAGAGGTAAAATTGCAATGTTTATTGATACTTTACCTATTATGGATTCTAAATACATAAGAACTTTTTTAAGAGAGAATGAACCGTCATTGGACCTTAAAAGAACAGCAACAGCCCCTTCAGGAGAATTGGTATCTTTCGAGATAACCTTTGGGGTTGAGTTTTTTCGGCCTTTCTTTTAACTACCGACAACTTCTAATTGAGGAATATTACTTGATGGCTAAATTTATTAGAACATCATATAGTGACTTCAACGAGATGCCTACTTATGTTAGAAAATTTTTAATAAACAGAATAATAGAAGATAATACACCAAAGACCTAATTTAAAATGTGTCTTTGGTGTATTTATTTATAAAACAAATTTGATATGCAAAATATTGAGGATAGTGGAAAAAAAGGTAAAGACATTATTGACTCGTTTGGTGATGCGTTAGTTAGTAATTTTAGTGTTGGTGCGGTTGGTAAAGTTGTTGCTGAACTTGATAAAGGGGCTAGTTTACTTTTGAAACAATTTGGTGTTGGTCAAGAAATGTCTCAAGCGTTGAGAGCCACAATGGCTGACGCAGTTAGTAATGTTAGAGCTTTAGGTGGTGATATTAAGGATGTTTATGAAACTCAAGAAAAAGCTTCTAAGTCCTTACAACGAAATGTAATATTATCTGCGGAAGTAAATAAAGACCTTTATGCTACATTTAAAGTAACAGGTCAAGAAGTTGGTACGTTAGTATCAGGATTTAAAGACGCTGGAATTGGTGCGGGACGAGTTGCCGGTGAAATGAAAAAAGTTGTTGATATTGCTACTCAGTCAGGTGTGAACGCCGCAGATGTTTCGGCAAAAGTTTTACAAAATATGGATGCCCTTAATAAATTTAATTTTGAGGGTGGTGTCTCTGGTTTAGCAAAAATGGCCGCTCAAGCGAGTATGTTAAGAATTGACATGAAAACAACTTTAGGATTTGCTGACAAAATGTTTGACCCTGAAAAAGCGATTGAAATGGCAGCGTCAATGCAAAGATTAGGTGTTGCTCAAAGTAGTTTACTTGACCCACTGAAATTAATGGATTTGGCTCAAAATGACCCTGCTGAATTACAAAATCAAATTGCTGAAATGGGTAAATCATTTGTTCAATTAAATGAAAAAGGGGATTTTGAAATTATGCCGGGAGCTAAACGTCAAATGAGGGAGATTGAACAAGCCATGGGATTACCTGCGGGTGAATTGGCCAAAATGTCTTTAGCAAGTGCAGAGTTAGAGCATAAAATGAGTAAAATCCGTTTTCCTGATTTAAATATTGACGAAGACAAACAGAAAATGATAGCCAATATGGCTGAAATGGGTAAAGATGGGAAATACGAAGTTCAAGTTGAAGATGAAAATGGTAAAATGATGACCAAAGCAATTGAAGACTTAAATGAAAAAGATGTTGCTTATCTTGAAAAAGTTGCTAATACCGCTCCAAAAACTATGGAGGAGTTGGCTAAAGGTCAATTAACTGCGTTAGAATCTATTCAGGCAGATATTAAATCAATAGCGGACAAATCGGGATTAGGTATTGCTAGAACTAAAACAACAGGAAAAGTTTTAGATACTAGTCGACAAATTTCATCAAGTATTCAAAAAACACTATCACCAAAACAATTAGACACCAAAAACTTAGCATCATCAATTGATGATGGAATAGATAGAAATTTGGATATTCTTAAACGATTAAGTGAAGGTGAAATAACTAAAACTCAAGCCGCGTTAGAATTAAAAGAAAATCTTTCAAAATTAAGTACTTTTATTGATGGAACATTTAGAACGTCAATAAGTAATGCCGGTGTTGAGTTAGACAAGTTATTTAAAAATAATCCTGTTTTAAATCAAATGACACAGGTTGCAACAGGTGATTTAAGAGGTATAAATAAAATTAAAAAAACAAGTTCAGACGCTGACCCTGAAAATCTTAAAAGAGATATTAGTAATGTTAGAAATACTTCAACAAATCAAGGTAATACAACATCAACAACTAATACTCAATCAGATAAACCAATTGAAATAACCTTAAATCATAACATAGATTTAAAAACAAATGGTAATATAGATACAAATCAAATAGTTATGGCACTTAAAAATACTGACGTTCAACAAGGAATGGCGGGTGCATTAAAAGAAGCAATATATAGTAATGGTTTAATGGCTCCAACGTCAAACAAAACTCAGTTAATGAATAGTAATATAAACGAGAGTTCATTAACATAAAATAAAGTACAATCTATTTATAGGTAAATCAGAATATATGGCAGAGAGTTCATTATCATTTGCATCCACGTCTTCCTTTAGAAATTCACTAATGGTTAAAAACTTGGCACCTTACAGTGTTCAAGGAGTGTATACCCCACCTGTGAGTCAAGTTAATTATGAAACAATTTTAAGTGTTAGTAATGTTATTGATTCTCCGGATGAGTTAATTACTAATGGCTCTTATTCAAATTTATTATATCCGTTAAATGAATATGGCCCTGATGGGGGTTATAGTACTCAAATAAATTTTAACGGACCTCCTTTACCTGTTGCATCAAATCAAGGTGAGTATAATCCAAACGACACGGTTTTAGATTTAGTTAATGAATTTTTTATTGATGCTGCTTACATTCAAAACAGATATGGTCCTCCGGGAAGTTACAATGATTTAGTTATTATAACTGATGTTGAGAATAACAATAAAATTTATCAACCTTATTGGGAGCCACCAAGTTTTGCTCCGTCATCGTATTCGCCATACAATATTTTATTATCACCCAACCCTATTGGTAGTAATGGATTATTGTCTCAAGATTCGTTTATTGCTAGATTCGGTGCATCAGAGTTAAATTCTTTATTGAAAAAAAGAATTGATGCTGAGTTATTCCAAAACACATTAGGACAAATCAATTTACAATCTCTACAAGACCCGTTTGAGATTAGTATGATGTTGTCAGGTCAACAACCTTTAGTTTATAAAAATTGGAAGATTACTGTACCTGAAAATCCTGTTGTTGCCGCAGCCGATTTCTTAACAAGATTAGCGGGGGCTTATTGGCCTGTTTCGTTAATACCTGGTGATTATTTTAACGATAATAACGAAAATAGTCAAACACAACAAACATCGAACGCATTAAACACCGCAAATCAATTAACAGGTGGTTTATTAGGTCCAATATTAAATCTTAATAGAAGTGGTTCACAAATATTCTTGGCAAACACCGGTAACGGACAAAGGTCAGTTTTATTTGCAAATATTAATTATAACAGATATCAACCATCGTATGATAAAGATTATGGTTTATTGTTTGGAGTTGCTCAAGGTTTAGTTAACTTATTAGTTCCAAATATTAATCCGGGTAATGGTACATTAGTTGGTGGTTACTATGTTGGTAATAGAACATCAGAACCATCTTATATTACTTCACCCCCAAATCAAATACCTGTTAACGCATTTGGTCAACAAGACCCTTCACCTGTTTATGGTCCATCAGAGATGGGTATTTTATATGAAGGTAATGAATCCGCTCTTAGCAATTTTGGTTTAGGAGGAAGGTCTTATAGTGACGGTGGAGGTATTGATGGTGGATTTGTTTGGGTGTCTCCAAAATATAAAGCCAATGCCGGATTCCGTGCAATACCTGGAGGTGGTTCAGGAACTCTCGATGAAGATTATCAATTGGTTAGTGGAAACATTACAAGAGATGAATCAACAAACATTGAGTTCAAAGAAACTTCCATATTAGACCAAACCCAACGATTAATTGACTCGGCTGATGGTGTTACGGGTGAAGCCCGTTTAAAACACGTTGGTAATGCAATGAATCAAATTAGTAAAGTATTCCACGATGGGTATAAAGAAATTACTAAAGGTTCCCAAGTTTTATCATATACGGATAATACAACAGGAGGTGATGCCGGTATAGAATATTGTAGGGTTTTTACTAAAGATAATCCGTATTACGCATATAATGATTTACAAAAAACAGATGGTATAACCACATCGGGTAGACGATTTACTCATTCCGTTTTAGATAACACATATAATTTGAATATTGCTCCTTTAAGAAATCCGGGGTCAACAAACATCATCGCGAATAATGTTAATGGAACGGGAGGATATGCTAAAAAATACATGTTCTCAATTGAGAATTTAGCTTGGAGAACATCAAGTAGACCTGGTTTTACTTATGATGAATTACCTGTTTGTGAAAAAGGTCCAAATGGGGGTAGAGTTATGTGGTTTCCACCTTATGATTTAAAATTTTCTGATAGTAGTACTGCTAATTGGAATGATACGTCATTTTTAGGTAGACCTGAGCCAATCTATACTTATAAAAATACAAGTAGAACCGGACAATTAAGTTGGAAGATTATTGTTGATAGTCCATCAGTTATGAATGCGGTTGTTGAGAAACAATTAAAAGGACAGAGTAAAGAAAGAATTAATTCTATAATTGACTCATTTTTTGCGGGATGTGTTAAGTATGACATTTATGAATTGGCCTTAAAATTTAATACTATTCCAACAAAAGATTTATATACGTATCAAGAGATTTTAAGTAATCCAAGATTAACGGATGAAGAGTTAAAGAATGTTAGTGCAAGTATACCAAGAGAAAATTCAGTACCTCAAGGTGGTGCAGGAACTCCTGCAGATGCTTCGGTTCAAACATCAAATCCTGATACTTCAATCGATGACTTTAAAAAGAACTATTCTCAATTGGCATTTTATTTTGACAATGATATTCCTGACCCTAAATCACAAGGTGTGGTATCTTCAGTACCTTATAATATAACCTATTCAGCATATACGTCACCATCAAACATTACAAAATATGTAGATACTTCAAGTGGTATATTTAATACGGGTAGTGTTAATAGAAACGTAAAAGAATTTTTTGATAATATTGTAATATCAAATTTTAATAAAATTGCTAATAATAGTAGCAATTTTATTGTTGACGCTTATAACATATTAAAAGAAAAAAAGGGTACTATTAGTATTCAAATGGTGGGGTCAGCATCGGCGACAGCGAGTGTTAAATATAATGAAAATTTATCTAAACGAAGAAATGATTCGGTAATTCAATTTTTAAAAACATATAAAATTGGTGACGCTAATTTAGCACCATTTTTTGATGATAAAACATTACAAATTACATTACAAAGTGGTCAAGGTGAACAAATTGTGATTCCTCAAGGTGAATCAGGAAGTGGTTCTCAAGTAGATTGTAATAAAGATATAAAATCAAATACAAATACAACAACTTCAAATAATTTGGCTCAAGTATTCTCAACTGATGCTATGGCGTGTAGAAGAGTTAAGATTAATAGTATTCTTGTTACTCCAATTGCTTCAACAGATAAACCACCTGAAAAAATTGAGGAAATTATAACACCTGTTAGTGCAACAACTATTAACACAATTAAACCGGTTCAAACTGTTGAGATACAACAAAAATTAAAAGAAGGTATTGGTAAAAGAATTATTAGACAGTTGTTAACAGAATGTGATTATTTTGATGTTATTAAAGAAACTAATCCTATGGTATATGGTTCAATTGCTGATAAAATTAGATTCTTTAATCCGGCATTTCACTCTATGACACCTGAAGGATTAAATGCTCGATTGACTTTCTTAAATCAATGTGTTAGACCTGGTGAAACCATACCTGTTATTGGTGTTGATGGTAAACCAAAATATAATGATGCGGTAAATACATCATTTGGTGCACCACCGGTTTTAATATTAAGAATTGGTGATTTTTATAATGGTAAAATAATTCCAAAAACAATTTCATTTTCATATGAACCATTAGTGTTAGATATGAACCCTGAAGGTATCGGTATTCAACCAATGATTGCGAATGTTAATTTAAGTTTTGATATGATTGGTGGTATGGGATTAGCTAGACCTGTGGAACAACTACAAAATGCGTTATCATTTAATTTCTATGCTAATACTGAAATTTATGATGAAAGAGCAACATGGACTGAAGATACTTCAGCGTTGGATGCCAAATTAATTCAATCAATTTTAGATGCTCAACCACCGGTTACAGTTAATAATGTTCAAAATGATATTATTAACGATGGAGGAAATACTATTGGTGATATATTAACAAATATTCCGGTCACTAGTGGTCAAACAGGGGAAATTACCTATATGACTATTATGGATAAAATATTAGATTCAACACAAGAATATTATACAAATATACTAAATCAAAGTGATAGTATTATCAAATCTTACAATTATGGTGTTTGGCAGTTAATTACTCAAGATAGATTATATACTTCCGGAGAAATAAGTTTAAATTCTAGTAGTATATTGGCACCAATTTATGGAAAACCGGAAGGTGTTGAAACTAAAGTGGATTCATTGTTTAGTACGTTTATTTCAGATATAAATGCAGACAACCCGACTAATAAAAATTATATCATATCAAGATTAGTAGGTTATAAATTTACGGATGCGACAATTCAACGAGTTAAAACAAATATGAATCAATATATTAACTCATTAAAAGGTGATTATAGTAGTGGTTTATTTACTAAAATTCAAGAAATAGTTGTCTTGGAACAAAACATGGTTCAGATAATTAGAAAAATCAATTTAGTTACAACTAAAACTGATGGTAAGATTTTAGATACGGGTGTTCCTCGTGTTTATACTATATCAGGTACAACTGAAGTTAATAGTGCTAGTCTTGGGTCTCCATTGGATACGTATGTGGAATTATGTGATGATTATCGTTTAGTTGGTCTTAGATTAGATGAGTTTAATCTTTTAATGGATGCTGAAAAAATAATCACAACTGTTACCTCACCATATGAAGGCCCGGGTGAATTTGAGCCAAAATCTAAACAATTTGAAACGGCATCAGTTGAAGATAAAAGACAATTCATGGTAATGGCTCAAATTTTTAACGATAAAAATAAATTAACACAATTTATAAACGCTATTATTAGTGGAGAATTAAAGAATGATAACAAATTAGTTAGAAAATTTAATAATATTTGTGATGATTTTGCGGATTTAACTAAAAAAGAGTTAGTTGCTGAGCAAAAATTTATTAAAACAATTAGGGATAAAGAATCGTATTCAAAATTTGTAAACCAACCTGCTTATCCTAAAGGTAAGTTAAGAAAATTTACTTATACAACAGTTCCTGACCCTGCAACAGAAGCACAACAAAAAACGGATATTGCTAATTTATATAAAACGGTTAATGTGAATAACGACCCTTTAACATTTGATGGTAAAATAAAATTTGATTAATTATGGGTACTAAAGATTATTATAATAGATACAATAATTTTATTGTTAATGGACGACAAACCGTTGTTCCATATGTTACTCTGCCAAGTAAATCTACAGATAAAAAATATATTTTCAAAGTTGCTCAATCTAGATTAGACAAAGTTTCACAACAATATTATGGGACACCTTTCTTTGGTTGGTTAATATTACAAGCAAATCCAATATACGCAGGTCAAGAGTGGAATATCCCTGATGGGGCAATCTTGACAATCCCCTATCCTTTAATTGCTTCATTACAGGATTACAACAATGACCTAGAAAATTACTTCTTTTATTATGGTAGATAAATCGGAAAACATATTAGTTGAGTTTGATTATAATAACATATCAATCATAGACCCAAATAAAGTCATAGACAGTGACGGAAAAGTACAAGAAAGATATGTTAAACAAGAAAATTTAGTTATGTATGCTAATTTGGAGTGTAAAGTATTACCACGTACCAAATTAGCACTTGGTGTTGCAAATAACGACCAAGTACAAACAGTTTCAATAGCCAGTATTAATTTTTTAAAACCGGGTGATAAAACATTTTTAGATAATTCATATACTGATGAAATAACGGGTAAAGACACAATTACAGGTAATGGTGTCAATCAGCCAAAACTAACATCAATTTCAAATTCAGAAAAGAGTAGTGATTATTATATTAAACAAACAATTAACTCGGGAGGTAAACAAGCATCAGTTGATAATGGATTATTAGGAATCACTTCTATTAGTATTAGACAAGGTTTAGATTTTTTACCTTCAATTACCATTGAAGTAGAAGATGTTAAAGGTAGAGCAATGTTTGAGGCGGGTGACAATTCACCATACGCGGCATTTTTTAATTTACCATACCCAATGTTTCAATTAACAATAAAAGGGTTTTATGGTAAAGCCGTTAAGTTACAACTAATGTTACAAACATTTTCATCAAGATATGATACGTCTAATGGTAATTTTAAAATCAAACTACATTTTTACACATACAAATACACACTATTGAGTGAAGTACCTATGGCTGCATTGACGGCTGTTCCACACATGTATCAATCTAGAGTTAATATACAAACAACTAAAGGTGGGGCAACCAACTTTTCAAATGTTCAAGATTCAGTAGTTTCAAGAGGATATCAAAAGGTTAGAGAGTTATATAGTGAATATAAATCAAAAGGATTAATACCTGATGATTTCCCGGAAATAACTGTTGTTCAAATGAGAGATAGAATTGAAAATTTTATTAAAAATATTTTAACATCTTTTTCTCAACAAAATTTAGACCCATTAACTTACGTTGAAGAGTATCAACGATTATTAGGTAATTTGGATAAAGATGTCTATGCTGGTGCGGGAACTTCATGGTTCGCAACATATATGGATACAAAAAATTTTTTGGTAATGAACGATGGTAGTAAGGTGTATACATTTAAACGTGAAATAGATACTACCACAAAAAGAGATGCTGCTTTAGCAAAACTACAAGGGATTATTAGTGATGCTAAAGAAAAAATGAATAAAAACATTGTTTGTGGTCTTGATGGTAAATATACTATTGATGGTAAGACAAATACTAATTCAAAAGTACCATTTAAAATTGACCCATTCAAAGATATATTTTTTATTGAACCAAAATCAGGTGATGTAAATGTTAGTGAAACATATCGACAAAGAAAAAAATTATCAACACAGCCAAATGAAAAACAACTTGAACAGTTTAATAATGAATTGGCGGAACAAGGAATATTTAATTCATTAGAAATACGAAATAAAAAAGGTTCTGAAGAAAAAAAATTCCAATTTTATACATTTGAGGGTAAAGATAGATTTGAGGATTTAATTAATCAAATGGGTACGCTTGTTAAAAAAGTTAAAGAAAATATTCAAGAAGAATTAACAGAAGCTTTAACTAATTTATTACAAAAGAAAGATAATGGTATTGGATTTGTCCCAAATATCCGAAATGTTCTTGCTGTTGTTTTTGCAAATGGTGAAGCGTTTTTAAGATTAATGGATGATGTCCATGTTCAAGCTTGGAATTTAAACGATTCTCAAATTAAAGCCAGAAGAAATTCAATTTTAAATCCGGAAACGGCAAACGCCTGTGTTGATAACGTATCGTCAGGAGATAATGAAACATTACCAATTTATCCATGGCCTCAAATGTTAACGGCAACTTCAGGTAAAGATGGTCGTGAAATGTTTGAATTAACTTATCCGGGTGATAAAAATGTTATAAATCAAACTAAAGCCTATCTAACAGATTTATGGCCTGAAGTAGAGTTTGTAGAAGAGTTTATTAGAGCGACAACTCAAACGGTAAAACCACCCGCTGACCCGTTAACAACTGATAATCCATTAACTGATATTCAACGAGTATCGTTAGACGCTATTGAATTTCCAATTAGTAACGCGGTTTATGATAACAAGGAAGAAATTAAATATTTTTATGAAATATTTGAAAGGATATTTTTAACGTCAAATTATTCAGGTTTATTGAGAAGTAATGGTAATACCCAAGACCAAGATAAAGTAACGGATGTTATTGCTGAGGCGGAAAGTATTAATATAATTCAAAGTTTATCTAATGATAACCCATTTATTATTAAAAAATTAAAAGAGTTTGGTGTTAATGCCGGAAATTTTGAGATATTAATGAGACATATTTCTAATGATGGTACAGGTGAAAGTTGGCAAAATTTCATAAGAGGTATTTTCAACACTTCTTACATTAAGAATAAAGTTAATAATTCAAGTTTTGAATTTTTAAGTCAAAACTTATTAAATGAGGATAAATCACAACCATTGGTTTCGTTACCTGGTGAAAATAATGTTGTTAGTTTTATATCAAATTCAACATCTAGTAATATTTTTAATTTAACGGATACATATCCATTTACAAATTTTACTTGGGTTAAAAATGAATTAGCTAATGGTAATTCAATTTCAGATATTAAATCATCATATAACACAACAAAAGTGTTAACATATAATAGTAATAAAAAAATAATATCTAATTTTTCAGAGATTACTAATGATGATGATAGAAGACCATTTACTAATTTTTTATTTAACAATATTAAATCACCAATTTATTTTTTTGATTTAAAATTATTTTATGAGAATAGAAGTTTTGATTCACAATTGCCAACAGAAGGTAATTTAAGATATAATGACTATTCAGGATTAGTTACTAGTAATCAAACTGTTTCAATGTTTAACACACCATATTTTGTTAATTCAATCCAACAAGGTGTTAAAAATTTTAGAAATAACGATGAATATCCATTTGTTGCGTCAGCTTATTTATTTTTAAATAGTTTACCGTTATCTACACTTAGAGAAAAATATAAAACTTATTCGTCAAATTCAGTAACTGATTTAGATTATATTTTTGCAACACTTAAAAAATTTGGTGCGGTTCATAAGTTACCATATCCTTGGATATTAAAAATTGGTTCTGTTTGGAATAGATATAAAAATTTTGTTGAAACAGGTAAAGATATTTTAGACACATCATGGTCAGGATTTAGTTATGTACATAACTATGACCCGGTAACAAATTCACCAACAAGAAACTATAATTTAATAATCAATGGTGCTCAGATGGATATTGTGTTAGAAAAAAACACAACATTAGGTACTGAAACATCTTCATTAATTAATACAGGTTTTTACCCATTATTAATTAATGATTTTAATGTTTTTTATCAAGGATTTCAAATATATTCAGGTTATACTGACTCGGACATTCAAAATGGATTTACTTCAGGAGTAACATTAAATTATGTACCTGAAGCAATAATTAATATGCCTGAAGGGTTTGACCCAAATAATCCAAAACGAGATTTAAGAGTTATTCCTTGGTCAGTTTATATTACAACATTAGATAACAATTATTCATATATTGTACCATCACAAGGTGCGTTAATAAATCAAACAAGTAATGAGTGTATAACTGAAGAAACCAATCAATTGAAATTTGAAATCACCGGTAATACTGCAATGTATAATGGTTCGGTTAGAATGTTTTGGGTCGCACCTAATTACGGGTATTTTGATATTAATAAAGTTGTTAAACCAACACCTATAAAATATTTAAAACAAGTTTTCAACATTACAGGTGATACTAAACAAGAAAATTTCTCAATTAATGGTAAACAAGACCAATATTCTGAAATAAGTGAAATGTTTTCAGTTTTTGAAAAAGAAGTTTTAGATAGTTTTGAATCGGAATTTTTAAATTTTTCAAAATCTATATATGATTTTGATGATGAGTTTATATCAAATAGTGATACAGAAACAACTAAATCATTTAAAAATTTCCAAATGTTGATGAGAAGTTTGATGAGGATTCCAAAAGTGGGTGGAACTAATATTAATACTGAATTAGTTTCTGCTGTTCAAGATTCACAGCTAACTGTTTTAACAAATATTTTACAATCATTTTTAAGTTACGATGTTGTTTTCAAATATGGTAATCCGGCAAACTTTGATAAACGATTATTTTACACTTTTTCAAATAGATTACTTGCTGACCCGTATACATGGACTAAATATTCATTTCAAACACCAACACCTTTACCAACATCAGGTGGAACGGTAACGTTATCACAATCTATAACAAATTATCCTAATGAATGGAAAGCGTTACAAGTATATGTTGGTTTTTCGGAAATACCTCAATTACAATATACGAATAATGGTTCTTATATAACCGATTTTTTTGTTGATTGTAATATAGATTTTAGTGTTGAAAATATTAAAACATTTGCCCCAATTATTAAAATTTATGCAACACAAAAATTAAATGATAGTACTTTGAATTATAATAAATTTGTTAATTTAATGAATGAATACATTACTAGTACAGATAATTTTCAAAATATCATTATTAATAAATTAATGCCTAAATTACGTAAACAATTACCTGATGTTGGTAGTACACCTGATGCGGCACTTGAAACTGCGTTAGAAGGTCCTCAAACAAAATTAGAATATTGGGAGGCGTTTAAAGCGTTGAATGACAAATGGATTGCTGGTAACGACTTTAAAACTAAAACACTATTTGAAGATGTTTTATTAATGGATAGGGCAAATAGAAATATTGGTGATAAAGTATTAGTTGATGTTAATAAATTGAAAAAAACATTAACAAATATAAATCCTAAAACAAGTATGTTAGTATTTGTTCAAGATATTTTAGTAACAAATAATTTTGTAGTTATGAATATCCCATCATATGTTAATTTTTATAATGTACAAGATGCGGTTAAAAACCCTGTACCAAAACCAGAAGGGTCTTTAGAATTTGCTAACACAATGTTTGGTACATTTTTAAATGTTGATTATAGAAATTCTTCAGCAAAAATGGTTTGTTTTTATGCGGGTAAACCGAGTGAACAACTTGATTTTAAAAATAACGCTAATGTAAGATTTAAAGGAGACTCTTTTGATTTAAGACGTGCAAGTGATAACCCATTAATTGAAGACCAAATAGGTAAAACTGATTGGGATAAATCTAATAAAGTAGTTGGGTTTAATGTTGATGTTGGTCCTCAAAATCAATCAATATTTCATGGATTCCAAATAGACCAAAGTGCTGGTAAAGCAACTGCGGAATCGTTACAACAAACAGATGAGTTAGTTAAACAATCGTCAGGTAAAGTGGCGGGAACTCAAAACGTTTCATTATATAATTTATATAAAAATAGAAGTTACGCTTGTACGGTATCAATGATGGGGAATGCTATGATTCAACCAACAATGTATTTTAATTTGAGACATGTCCCAATGTTTAGTGGTACATACATGATTCAAGAAGTTAATCATACTATTGGACCCGGAACTTTTGAAACCATATTTAAAGGTACTCGACAATCAATTTCAAATCTACAAAAAGTAGATAGTTACATCCAAACTTTAAAAACTAATTTATTGACTTCAATTATTGAGAAAAATAAACAAGACAAACAAGCAGCAATTAAAGAAAATGCTAAAAAAGGAACAAACGTTATTAGTGAAACTAATGATAAGGTTAAACAATCAACAGACAAACCGGCAAATGGTTCATCAGATTATCCAAATTGTACACCAATAAGTAATTATGAAAAATATGATAAAGTTGATTCTCCAACAACAACTAAATCTAAATATAAAGATGCTATCGGAACAATTATTGCTCAAACCGATGACCAAAAATTAAGGTATTTAGTGTTTGCCACAATTTATTTAGGGTCATCAAATGGAACTGAATTGGAAACAAAAGAAAATAACTATTCAGGTGTTGATTTATTACAAAATTGGGGTCAAACAGGTCTCTCTTATTTTAATCAACAATTTTATTGTAATTCAAGTAATACACCATATGCAATTTTTTCAGATTTACCTAAACATGTTGCGTTTTTAATTGCAAGATTTAGTGGTAAAATTAGTTTGTTACCTAATATAACTGCAAAAGAAATTGTTAAATTTTATACATTATATTTCTCGGCAAATCAAAAAAATATTGATGTTTATAACAATTTGGTTCAAAATAATCCGAGTCAATTAAGTCAGATGGAAGTTAATGTTCAAAAATCTATCGACCTATTTAAAACCGGTAGTGGAAATGTAAGTGGTACTCCGCCACCTAATACACCACCACAAGGACAAACAAATCAAGTTATTTTTGAAAATAGTTTTGCTTTTAGTACTTATTATTTACAAAATTTAACAATTAAAAGTGGTGGGGCGTTAACGGGTGATTTTCTTGTTTTAAACAACGGTGCTTTATTAACACAAGATTATAACGCTAAAATATATTTGGCATCACAAATGTCTGATATATTAATAGCTAATTTTACTATAAAAGAAAAAACTAATAGAGGTTCATTTGTGAGTTCACCTAATTTTATTGAAGCTTTGGAGTTGGCTCGAGACCAAAATTACCAAGTGGTTTTTAAAGTTAGGGTTGATGCTTTCCCAAATATTGTATTTGCAAACAAGGATTTTGTAAGAGTGGTTATGCCATTGGATTGTCCTGATGAAGGACTCAAATATCGTGAAATAGTAGATACATATGATTGGGATGCAATTAAAGATAATATTTGTTGTATGTGTTATGGTAAACCATATACCGGTATGGAGATTATTTGGGACGGAAAACGTTGTTCTAGAAACGGAACAACATGTTAAATTAAGTTTTTTCAAAATAAAAG